TGCATTTGATTATATCCACCAGGAGGATTTATATTAGCCCACATATTACCTAATTTAGGTTCTATATCTAAATGCTCTTCTTGAATTATTTCATTTTGCATTTGAAACAATTCTTTAATTAAAGGTTCATATTCTTTTTTATGATTCATATCAGTTTGTGAATGCCAGCCATTAACATTAGTTTTTTCTACACCTTTATCTTGTCTACTCCATTCAACAATATGTTTTTCTAGATATGAATTTAATTTTTCAGGATTAGGTAAATCTTTAACGTAGACAATAGTTGGAAAAAAATATTCTTTAATCATCCTTGGTATCTTTCTAATTAGAAAAATGTGGCGGTTTTAAGGCCGCCACATTAATTAATTATTTATTACGCACCTGGTGATCCGAAGACACCACGCCAGTCAGACCAGCCGAAGCTGTATCTTTCTCTAGCTTTGTATCTAACGTTACCAGTTTCAAAATCGCCTTCCATAGCGGTTTTGATTGGTGCTCTAACAAAGTGTTTTAGTCCATTAGGAACATCTGTTTTAACGAACCATGCATCAGTATCAGTTAAATAGTGATTAACTACATAACCTTGAGGAATCATCCCCATGTTTCTGATTGCATTGATGTCATTATCAGCTGTTCCAGTTCTACCTACAGATTTCATCAATCTTTCAGCAGTAAATTGAAGCGCAGAAGGAATAACCATTTTCATTCCTTTAGCCGCAATTTTCAGACCACGCTCATCAGTTAGTGCTGCAATGTCAATCATTGCTTGCTCTAAAGATGTTTCGTTAAGGTCCGCAGCAGTTGATAGTTCATTTTGCTCAGTACCAGCAACAATTACGTGTGCTGTTGAACAAAGTTCTAAACCATCTCCGCCTGTGAACGAACTATTAAACGCTCTGTTAAGAACATTTGCTGCTTTAACTTGTTTAGAATTAGCCATAGATCTAGCTAATGCTTTTGTATATCTAGACGCGAGTCTGTCATACAAATTATCTTCAATCGCTTCTTCAGTGATTGAAAATGCTAAAGCAATAGTGTCGTGTGTGTAACGTGCAGTGTAAGTTTCTTGTGCTTCATCGTAAGCAATTCCAGATCCTTCCACTTAAACGTTTGCGTTTGCAAAACCACTTAACATTACTTCTTCTTCAAAAGCTCTGTCAGATGATTCTGTTGTATAAATTTCAGCGTGCTGATTTTCATACTGTTTGTACTCCAGGCCGAATAGTGCATTCAAACCTGGTTCTAGTTCTTTCACTAGCTGTGCTCGTGATATTGCCATGTTATTATGCTCCTATGTGCCAGATCCGACAAATTCGGACAAGTTAGAAACAACTTCTAGAGAACAAAAAGATGCTGTAAGGTCGTTGTTTTCAACTTCCTCAGCACTTCTTAATAATCTCCAAGAGTGTGTTGTTGCATGCGTTGCGCCGATGTCAAGAGTTGTTGTTGATTTACCTGTTGTAGTATTTCCACCTGTATTGGCAGTTACGGAATACGTTTCCATAAATAGTACGTGAGCGGCAGGAACATTAGCTGCTACTGCTGCATCTGAAGCTATAGTATACTTCTGGAAAGGATAATCATTAACAAACGCTTGTGTGTCTTCACTGTTTGCTGGAGTAATTGTTGCATCGTACCAATGTGCCCATGTAGGCTTCTTAGTAGTTGCTGCTGTATAGTAGATTCCGAACAATACACCTATAGTCGTAACTGTAGTTGCACTTTCACCAGTAATCATATAACCGCCTGACGATTTCATCGCCATGCCGTTAAAAAGATCAACCGATGCTGCAGAATCAATCCAGTACTGAGATAGACCTTGAGTCGCAGGCGTATTACCTAACGTTCCACTTGGTCTAAACCCAAAACCGGCTGAGTTTCTATTAGCCATGTTATTACTCCTTAATGTTTACATAAATGTAAACGGGTTGATTTAAATCGATGAGTAGGAAATATTATTTCTTTGTACCACCGAAGGTTACGCGAGACTGCCTACTTACGTCAATAGGCATACTCTTATGCTCTTCCCTCATTAAATCGTTTTCAACCGCTTCATTCTGACCTTCTGCTTGTTTAGCAAAATATTCAGTTCTTTGCTTCGCGATTTCTTCGGGCACCCTTGCGAGTACAAGGCCACCAACCCCGATAATCCCCTTGTATTTTCCTTCAGTGACTACAGGATAATCTTGATCTTTATATTCATCGGCTCTCACCAATTCATAACCGGATCTTAATCTTCCAGAGATATTTTTAGAATCTTGAAATCCTAAACTCTCTGCCCGTATCCATCTGTGCCTGAATCCATCAGGTGCAGGGGGTGCATCTAGAGAAGATGGAGGAGCCCACACTTTTGGTCTTTCAGTATTTGACCGTGTTTGGCTCGCACGAGAAGTTTCTTTTGTTTCTTTTTTCATATGCTTATGCTCCTTCCGTGAGTTTTATTTGTTTTGCATATTCTTCGAGTGGCACACCTAATTTTTTAGCTATTGCTACCTGAGAGGATGTGAGTCTCACAGTTGTGCGTCCAGGTCTTACGCTTCTCTGAGCTGAAGCAACCAACTGATTGGTCTTGGACGTTTGCTCTACATCACCACCTATAGCAAATTTATGTGGGAAGTCAACTTTTATTCTTTTATTAACTTCAGAATAATAGTCATCCGATTTAGGGTCGAATCCCTCATTTACAAGATCCTTGTGAATTTCAAAGGCAGTAAAGGTCATGGCTCGATCTTTGCCAAACCATGTGTTTTTACTAGCCCAAGCTTCTGCTTGAGGATCAGGTTCCGGTAAACTTTGCGGAGTTTGCTGTGGTAATCTTCCACCGTCTGATAGTTGCGCAGGCTCCTGTGCAACGGGTTTATTTTCTTTAGCTTGCTCTAATTTAGCATTATCAAATGCTAATGTTGCAATCCGTTTATTAGCTTCAACTTGAGCTGCTGCATCTCCAGATTCAATAGCGCCCGCTAATTCTTTTTGAGCAGACTCCATTCCTGTTTTTACATTTTTCTCAAATCTAGACCAATAATCAGTATCCATTTTTTTAAATTGAGACTGATCTTGTTTTCTTTGTGATTCTAAAGCTTGAGCATATTCAATAGCAGCTGCTTCTCTACGTTCTGCTTCTCTCATTTTTCTTGTGAGTTTAGAAATACGTGATTGAACGCCTTTACTATAATCTTCTAATTTTTCATCTTCTTTTTTTGGTTCTTCTTTAACTTCCGTGATCTTTGGTTCTTCTTCCTTGGTTTCTACAACGGCCTCCTCTTTTACTTCTTCTACTGCTACATCTGTTTCAGGCCCCGATGTATCAATATCGACCAATTTTTCACTTGGTTTTACTTTTTCTTCTTCTGGCATAGTTTCCTTCCTATGTTAAAATTTGTGCAGGATATCTTGAGGATCCTGTACAGTTGCTAATACTTCATCTTCATTTAAAAGACGAACTTCCCCACCTTCAATTTCTATTCGTGATCCTGCATAACGAGCAAAGACCACCCAATCACCGACCTTGCACCACGGACCATTGGGATATCTTTCTTTATCCTTGTAACAAGCGTCCCCCATCGCAAGTATGTTTCCACACTGTGATGCTACTTGTTGTCTGTCTATGGTTTCTGATCCGATTAAAAGACCTGCATCAGTTTTCTCTTTCATTCTGAAAGGTAAAACTAACAAACGCCAACCGGTAGGTTTAGGTAATTTTGTAGTTTCTTTTGTGACTTCTTTTTTAGGTTCTGATTTTTTTAATCCAACTAATTCCTTATTTGGAAGGTGGATTTTTGAGACCTCTGTTGAGGTCGATAACGGTTCCTGATTTGCCATTTAGCTCCTTATCATGTTGCAGGTTAGAGATTTCCTGTCGCACTGATTCCAATGCATTAATTTGCCCTATTATATACTTGTAAGTTTCCATACTGTCAACCCCTCCAGATGTAACCGAGATTGCCAATTGATTGACTCTTCTTTCTAATGCTCTTTGAAGTTTGTAAAGGATTTGTTCTGGTTCCATATTACATTACACCTA